GCCATTGGTGAAAAGTATAACAACACTAAGAACTTTGCTTATTATAGCATTGAACCAGGTGTGACTTATACACTAGGTAAGGCCACTGTTAAAGTAGGTTATCGTTATCGTGATGCTGTTAATGAAATTAACTTGGACAAAACACGTACAGGTCGTATTAGTGTAAGTTATGCATTAACAAATAAAGATACAATTGGTATCCGTTACGATAAAGTAACAGGTGATAGTTGGAATCACAGCTACAATTTAGCATATACTAAATCATTCTAAATTGAAAATAGGTTTCAGTAGGTTCCCTTCGTCCAGGCCGTAAATAACCTACGCCTTTTGGAGTTTATATGAAAGTTATGGAAACATTTGATTTTAGCATAAGTAAAAATTTAGAAGATTACATTAAAGTATACGATGTAATTGATCTTGATCTATGCAAAAAACTTGTAACTAAATTAAAAAAATCAGAATGGCAGACACATGGATGGCAGGAATATGGTGGCGTAACTGATAAAAATTTAGGCGAAGAAGAATTATCAGTAACATATGCAGTTAATGCAAAAAACGAAAATGCTGAAATAATGAAGGCATTTTATAGTGCATTGAGTATGTATGTACAAGATATGCATATGCCATGGTTTGGCGGATGGGCAGGTTATACTGCAGTTAGATATAACCGATATCAAGAAAAGAATATTATGGATATGCACTGTGATCATATTTACAATGTATTTGACGGACAACGTAAAGGTATTCCTACATTAAGTATTGTGGGTGGCCTAAATAACAACTACGAAGGTGGACGATTTACTATGTTTGAGGACATGGAAATCGATATTAAAGCGGGACAAGTACTAGTATTCCCGTCATTATTCTTATATCCACATCGAGTTAAACCCGTTACCAAAGGAATAAGATACTCTTGTGTATCCTGGGTTTGGTAACCTAACAAAGGGAATAAAATGATCAAATATACAAAACCTTTTCTGTTAGCAATAACAGGAATTTTTGTTTTGAATATACTTGTCACAACAATTAACACAAAATTAGACAAGTTAAGAAATATAGAGTTCAATAATTCAGATATAACTCTGGCTGTCAGACAACAACAATTAGATTGTCTTGCAAAAAACATTTACTATGAAGCAGGTAGTGAACCATTCGAAGGTAAAGTAGGTATAGCACAAGTAACTTTAAACAGAGCAGAATCAAGTGCTTTCCCCCATGATATTTGCCGAGTTGTATATCAGAAAACTGTAATTTACGACAAAGTAATTTGTCAATTCAGTTGGTATTGCGAAACAGCAAGTAGAATAAAACCTATTTACAATAAAGCTTATCAAGAATCATATGAAGTAGCTAAAAAGGTTCTGCTTGAAAATTTTAGACTTAGTATTTTAAAAGATGCTATGTATTTTCATGCAACAAGCATTGCACCTAATTGGAAACATCAAAAAGTAGCACAAATTGGTAACCATATCTTTTACAAATAAATTATGAATAAACAGTTTCCCTATATTGACGTACAAGAAATTAAATCATACTTTAGTAATACGTTTGCTAAAGCATCTGCTGATACTATTGCATGGCTTGGTATCATTTTAATACACGCAGCAACTATTCCAACAATGATTGCTGTTATGTCTGGCCTATCAGATAAAATGCCCCCTGTTGATTTAATATTATTCATGTGGGCAGGACTTGCGATGATGTTTATTCGAGCAACTATACTAAAAGATATATTAAATATCGTAACTATTGGCTTAGGCTTTATTATCCACGCCTCATTATTGGCATTAATTATTTTTAAATCATGAATCTAAAAGAAGCAACTGCAGAGAAACACCGTGAAGCGGAATCTTTGCCATTTATTAAATCTATGTTTGAAGCAAATGTTGATAAAGATCAATATGCTGATTATTTGTTTCAACTAGGATTAATTTATTATTTCCTAGAAGAAGGTTTAGGTGAAAAATTTAAATTATTCGAAGGAATGGAGGGTCTAAAACGACATAAGTATATTATTGAGGATTTCAATGAGATTGCTAGTAAAGATATATCATATATTGCCAAAGAATCGACATTAGAATACTTCAATTACTTATCTACAATAGGTGATGCTAAAAAAGCAATGGCTCATGTGTATGTTAGACACATGGGAGACCTATTTGGTGGCCAACAACTAGCAAAATGTGTCCCTGGTTCGGCAAAAATGTATAGTTTTGATAATATTCGTGAGCTTATGACATCTATTAGATCAAAATTAAGCGATGATATGGCAGATGAAGCAAATATTGCATTCGATCATAACATCAAAATGCTTAAGGAGTATAGTTAATGACAATGGTATGGGATAAAATGATACCATTGTCCGAAAAAATAATATCTAAAATGGATAATTATGAAAAAGTTGATTTAGATAATGATTATCAATACAATGGATCCGATTTTTCTTGGAGAAATTATAAATTTGTTGATAAATCTTTTAGACAAGCGCATATAGAGATAGTTGATGCGAGAGAATTTAAGAAAATTTGGGTATTTCACATGACAATTTTTCCAAATACGACTTGTCCTTCTCCTATTTTTGGTTTTGATGTTGTTGCAGGCGCAAATAAAATCACAGGCGCCTTTCATGATTTTTCAAAAATGGGGGATTCTTGGCTTTATATTTATTTTTTAGCAAAACATCTTAATAAAAATTGGAATAATCCAAGAGTTTTACCAGAATGGGCTGAACAAATTTTTAGTCCCGGTATGTTAGCTGTTAGTAACATTAATACTGAAGAAGAATTGGACAGATTATGCGGAATTGCTATTGACAACTTAGATTATTACTTATATAATATAGTTTATGAAAATTATGAAAATAATCAAGGTGATTATGCCGAAAAACAAAATAGATATTGTAAATTCCAAAAACAAAATCCACATACACCTGCTATGATGGCAAGTTTAGGTATTAATAAAGACCTATTTGCTAAGTATATGGATGATGTATTATTTCCAGAAATAAAATGACCGATATAAACGAAGACAATTTAACAGACAGCTTAATAATTACTAAACGATTTAGATCGCCAAATGAATTTTCACTTTATATTGAGGAAAAAGTTGCAGAAGATGCGATAGGATATATGGATGCAGTAATTCAATACTGTAATGAAATCGATATTGATGTAGAATCAGTTGCTAAACTAATTAATCAATCACTAAAAGATAAAATTCAAATTGAGGCTGAAGACCAAAACTATATGAAGTCAAGAGGCAAACTACCTTTATGATAATGGATGATTTTTCTGTATACCGAATGTATTTAGCTTTAAAGTTGCACTTTACAACTGATAACTACGATGTCATTCAACAAAAAGGCAAAGTAAGAGCAAGCAAATCGGCCTTTAATAAAAGAAAAGATTTATTTTCGATTAAAAAGATTGCTAAAACATATTCGGATGAAGATGTTGCTAATTTCTTAGTTGCAAATTTTGTCTCAGGAGATAGATGGGGTGGAATGTTTGATTCCGAAGCAGGCAAGCGTTTTATTGATTGGAAAAAACGAACTGAAAGCCTATCTTATCTATTTTCAACAGATATTGATAAAATATTGTTAGAAATTGAAGAAAATGGTGTTAAATTTCAAGATATTTTTACAATCTCAAAAGGTCAGCATCCATATATAATTAAGGCATATCTTAGAAAGACAATTACTATCGAAACCTTAGTTATTTTAGATAGAATTATAGGATTTGTTGATAAGTTTGATAAAAATATATTAGACGAAGTAATTTGGCCTGATATATCTAGGTTAATTAAAAAATATAAACCATTTTTAAAAATCGATTTGGAAAAATATGACAGAACGCTTAGAGACAAAATCAAAAATTGAGAATATTGAAACTGCAGTAAATGCGTTATCAGAACAAATTGAATTAGTTAAAGAAATGATTGAAGCACAGCAAGAAGCAATAATTGATTCACAAAGATATATACTCAGACTAGCAGAAATGCAAAAAGGCATGGAAAGAAAGATCGCTACTTGGCCTTATGTTAAAGTTGAAAATAAAATACCAAAAAATAGTAATTAATTGAAAATGGGCAATTTTAAAAAATCGGATCTTTATGATCGTGAGAAGAAGCTACATAAAGTTGAAAAGGCTAAAAATAAACTTGACAAGCATCGAAAGATTATATATAATGTAGTACCCGCATTGAAAGATGAGGATACAATTGATGAATATTTAGATTATGTATACACAAATCAAAATTTTAAACGACGTTAATATTACGCTAATACAAAGACCTAATACGAAAGGAAAATATTATGGCATTCACATCACTATCTGATCTCCGCAAATCTAGAGGCGGATTCGACAACCTAATGAAGGAAGTTGAAAAGATCGCAAATCCCCAATCAGACAAAAAAGGCGACGATCGCTTTTGGCAACCTGAAGTAGACAAGGCAGGTAACGGTTATGCTGTTATTAGATTCTTGGCTCCACCTAAAGGGGAAGAACTACCATGGGTTAGAATTTGGAATCACGGTTTCCAAGGCCCAACAGGTAAATGGTATATTGAAAATTCATTGACAACAATCGGTAAACCCGATCCTGTGTCTGAATATAATACTGAACTGTGGAATTCAGGTTCAGAAGCAAATAAAGAAATTGCTCGTAAACAAAAGCGCAAGCTTACATACTATACTAATATCTTAGTTGTTCAAGATTCAAAACATCCTGAAAATGAAGGTAAAGTATTCTTATTTAAATTTGGTAAAAAGATTTTCGATAAGATCAAAGATGTAGCAGAGCCACAATTTGAGGATGAGAAGCCTTTGAATCCATTTGATTTTTGGGAAGGTGCAAACTTCAAGTTGAAGATTCGTAATGTAGAAGGTTATCGTAACTATGACAAGTCAGAGTTTGATAGTCCAAGTCCACTTTCAGAAGATGATTCTGTAATTGAGGCAATTTGGGATAAGCAATATTCTTTAACAGAATTTACTAATCCAAAGCATTTTAAATCATACGACGATTTGAAGAAAAAGCTCAATATGGTATTAGCGGGTGCGCCTGCAGGTCCAAGAGCTGAAGATACAAGTCTAGAAGAAGACCATCTAGAACCAACACCAACAAAGACACAAGTAGTCACAGCAACAAAACCTGTTCCTAAGAAGGAAGTTGATTTTGATGATGACGACGAATCTTTGTCTTATTTCGCTAAATTAGCAAACGAGGATTAAATGAAAAAATTACTAGTTTTTTTAATAGCGGCTTTTATGTTGACTGCGACATATGCTGAGCCTAAAAAGAAGCCGACAAATATTACCGAAAAGGTAGCGGCGGAAAAGAAAGGCAAAGATAAAGCAAAAGACAAAAAAGAAGCGAAGAAACCTAAAAAGCTCAATGTTAAGGTCAAACGACCTGAAGAGCTTAAACAGGAAAAAGAAGCAAGTAAGAAGTAATTTAGAACCCCGGGAGACCGGGGTTTTTTATTGATTAGTAATTAGCTCTTGATTTTATCCATTGCAGATAAGAATTGGTATTTTGATTAGGTACGGGAGATGCAGGCAAAACGGTTTGAGAATTATTAGTAGTTGTTTGATTTGATATAATAGGTTGCATCATTTGCTGAGTATACATCTGTGTTTCTTGTGATTTTAATTCTTCATTTGCCTTTGATATATTTTGCAAAACACTACCTGCATTTTGATTTTCTTTTGGCTGTAATGGCAACGCTTTATTATTTTGAGACATTGGTGATGGTTTAGGCCCAACAGAATCAGCGCCCAATAAATTTTTTATTAAATCAAGTGATCCTATATTAGATGTATCAGAAGATTTATTTTCTATATTTTTATTTGGTGTCTCAGATGAATCTATACCAAGTGATTTTAAGTAATCAGAAGCTTTTTCATCGACAAAATCTTCAGAACTTAATTGTTCTGTTGCGCTTGCTCCCAATGAACTAATTGCGCCAAACTTACCCAATTTTCCAAACTTTTTACTTTGTGCGTCAATTGCCTTTCCTATCTTAGAATTATTATTGCCAAGTTCTTTTTCGAAAAAATCAGATACATCCGTGCCGCCACCCAAATTTCCCAAAATACTTGATAATTTGTTTGCAATTGCATCTGCTAATAGTTCTCTATCTTTTGCTTTCTTTTCTTCATTATCTTGATCAGGAACAATAACTTCACCGTGTATTGGCGGAGTTGATGCATTTGCAGTGACTATTGGTGCTTTATTTTTTTCTTCTTCTAGATAAGGTTCTATTTTACCATTTGTTTCAGGTGCAATATTAGATAAATCTGTTAAATTGTGTTCAGCAGAAATTATATTTTCTACAGTGGGTATTTGTGTATTTTCTTTTTCTAAAATATTTCTTATTTTTATAGCTTCTTCCAATAATTGTTTTTCTACAGCATTTTCTCTTAACTCATTAAGCATTTGGGAAATACTAACCAATAATCTATTATTTAATTCTGGATCTTTAGTTTTATTTTTCTTTTCAGTCTTTTCAACATTTTCTGTAGTATTTTCTTTTATATTTTTAGTTTTTATTTCGGGTGTAGACTCATCAGTTTCTAATTCATTTGTTTTTAATTTATCAGCAGGAATTTCTTCCTGCTTTGATGATAGTTGTTTTTCTAATACATCAGTATCAGTAAAAGGATTTAAAAATCCCTTGGATAATCCTTTTATTAAAGTTAAAAAAGGAAGTTTGTCTTCATCGGATTCCCCTGATGAATTTTTTACAGATTTCACACCTCGTTTTTTAATTTCTTCAGATAGAGAATCAATAGATTCTTTTAATTCTACTATTGATTTCTCTATCTCTTTATTATTTTCAGATGAGGTTATTTGATCTGCTAAATCTTTTACTGCAGGATTACTATTAACCATTTATTATGTTGGCTTTTTAATTATTGGTCTGATTGCTGGAGTTGTGGTTGGCGTCGCTGTGCATGCTGGGGGTGTTCCGAAACCTGAGCATGTAGGCGCTGCTGTTCCTCCGAATCCTGATGATGCTGTTGTGGCACCGAATCCACTGCTTGATCCGAATCCGCTTGGCGCAGGTGCGCTAGATGCTGTAAACCCGCTTGATGGTATGTTTGTTGCATTTGGTGTTCCTAAAGGTGTATTGCCAGCTGCGCCGCCTAATTTTTCTTGAGTTCTACCATACGCAGAGATACCTAAAACTGCACCCATGGCAATGTGAAATAATCCACCGCCTTGAAGTGTTATCGGGGTCCATTGTCTAAATGCATCATTTGCTGCTTCTGTTTCCCAGAATTGAACAACAGTATACATAATAGGGAATAATATAAAATCTGATGCACAACATGCCATGTACATAATTGCCATCATTGGACGCCATTTTTTGCTCATCCAATCTTCATCTCTTTTAGCTTGTTTTTCTTCTTCTTTTTTGGCCATGATTATTTTCCTAAAGATTTAAGTTTTAATTTTTCATTTTCCTCATTAATATAATTAATCAATAATGTAGTATATATTTCTCTTTCCCACGGTACCATATTTTCAATTTCTGTCAATGAATATTTATGGTGATGCATTAAATTAAAATTCGATTGATAATAATTTACCAAATTATCATGAGAAAGAGTTAGACGAAAAAATTTTCAAGTCCCTCCAATTTCACATTATTGTGTTTGCCGCATGCCGGACAATCTACATGTATATCATGTATAATTTTTGGAATATTCTTAAAAAAGTCTTCTAATAAATCAAATTGCTTTTTCGTAAATGAATTGACAAAAACTTCCATTTCCTCAGAAGTGAAAGAATCATAATAATCTTCTTTTGTATATACTGCACTTATACAATTACATACTAATTTTATTATTTTTTCTGAAGATATATTATTGTGTATTTCGATAATTTCATCAAACTTCGGATATCGCATTACGACACCAATATCTTCAGTCAACATTATTTTATTTACTATATTTTTTTCTTTTTTAACTTCAATTTTAGTTAAATCCATAGAATAATCTATTTTTTCACCACATTCACAATTAATAACTAAATCTGTTGTTTCACTAATAGATTTTGCTCTAATATTTAAAAACAAATATTCGACATCAAAATGAGCTAACTTACTCATATCCAATGCTTTGAATGTACAATTATCTACAAGTTCAATAACTATTCTAGAAATTTCGTTGGCTTCATTGCCCACATTAGTTAATAAAATTTTATATTCTTTAACTAAAAATGGTCTATATTTTATTTTTTTGTTTGTTGATGGTAAAATCAATTCATAAGTTGGTGTTTCTAATACTGGCAATGTCATAATAAGTCCTAAAATTAATTATCCTGTGGTTGAAATTGATAAGGCTGTTGTAATGTATCACTATAATTATCTTGTGTATTGTATGGCTTAATAACTTGCCATTTTCTGTATGCAAATACAACAGTTAATCTATGCATTTGATTAGCTGAACTTGCATTTAAATCTAGTTGCCCCATTGATCTTGGAAATGCATCAAGCAATTCGATAGTATATTTAATATTATCAGATTCATCTAATTGGGATACACGTAAAGTAGTTACGTATTCTGATTGATATTTGACATTAAATGAATTTGGATTTACTATAGAATACATCCAATCGTCAAAAAATGTTTTAATTTTTAAATTTTTATCAACATAAAATGTCATTGGAATACCATCGCCATTAAAATCCATTCCTATCGGTCTTTGATATGCTGGACCTTGTATTTTTAATTGTTTGGTTTGTATGATAAGAGAAGGTAATTGACTAATCTCACACATTAGACTAACATCTCTGTCAAATCGATAAAAATTTCCTCTTGGTCCCGTAGGTTTTCCAATTAATACTTCATATCGAGATGGTCTGGATATACCATTATTTTTTATAGCCGACAAAAAATCGTTTACTGTAGACATTTAAATCCTTAAAATGTTCTATTGTTGAAATCTCGCCATACTTGTGTTTTGTTTGCTTTTCTAAATTGTTCCACAGGTAATTGCGATGCTGTTAACCAATCATCATATGGTATTTTATAAAAATTAGATTTAACATGATTTGCTAAATATTGTTTTACTGCAAACTGAGCTGGTTTTAATTTAGCAGTATTTTCTAGCAATTCCCATGATAATCTAACTCTTTTGTCTGTGCTATTTTTATTTGTTATAGCATATTCTGATAATAAATTCAATACTTTAAATCTAATACCATATGGCAAATAATGTAGGTTTATTCCGTAAAATCCTGTAGGTGTTTTTCTAAAAGGAAGGACCAACGGTAATTGATCGTAGTACGGAAGAGTTTCTTTAAATTTTGGATCATAATAGTACAAATACATTTCGCCAGGAACTATATTTGTTACTAATTTTGATTCTGCTTTTAGCTTGTTTATTGTTGATTGAGAACTGGATTTAAATAAAGTATCAATCTGTTGTCTATACCAATCATAGGATTTCTTCTGTCCTGCAGCATCAAGCTTTATTGCCTCAAACGGATTTTTTGTTGCCATTTGTTTTATCTATTCCTAAATCTTTTTCTGTTAATATAATGAATTTCATTTTTCTATCTTCACAAAATTCAAATGCTGCTTTCCATTTTGCTTCATTTACGCCATATTGAAATACCTCATCTATAAATCGTTTTGTTTTATTTTTTGGAATTTCTGGCGGTTTTGTAAATCTTTCTGGTTTTATTTCGACTAAGTATGTTTCTATTTTATTATCTTTTGTTACTGTTTTTATAAAGAAATCTACAAAATACCTATGTATTTTATTATCTACAGGAGAAACGTAAGGAACAATAACAGTTTCTGACCCCCATTCTTTTATAGATGGATTATCGTCACACCACTTCATAAATCGTAATTCCCATAAAGATCTGTAAATCACATTGGAAATGTCGCCTTTATACTTTGCAGTATTTTTTACTTTAAAGCGCCCTTTATAGGTTTTGGTGTACATGATTAATATAAATAATTAATAACTATAATATTTATAGGAAAAGAATGAGACAAAGATACGAAATAGGAAAATATAGCTATCCTGAGGGAATTGGAACAAATCAGGATTTGCAACATTCTGTTACCTTTTTTATAAATGTTCGAAAAAAATCGAAGTTTTATAAGAGCCAAAGAGATTCCACAGTAAAAAATCCAGGACAATCTGCAGGAAATAGCAATAGAAATACTCCATTAGTCGGAACATTGGACTCATTTACTAGAGCTGAAGCTGCAGTTTTATTATCAGCAGGTGCAGTATCAGCATCAAAACTCTCGACAGCAATTAATGCTAAAACAGTATCCAATGTCATTGATATTGGCAGAAAAGCAGCAACAGCAGGATTAGCGACTGCTGCAGTTGGCACATTTATCGTAGGTGCAGTAAATACTGCAGTTAATATGTACGATACTCTAAAATCTGATAATTTAGAAGCGCTTAAAGATTATATTACTTTGCATATGGAGAATGCACCATCTGTTTCATATGGGGTAAATTATCAAGATAAAGACATGGGAATTTTAGGAGGATTTTTGAATCCAGGTGCGTCTGCAGGAAATTCGACCGGTGGGCAAAATGGCATTAATTCTGAATTGGGTGCTGCTGCTTTATTGCAAGTAGCAAAAATTCCATCGATATTGCCAGGATTTGGATCTGCATCTTTATCCGATATAGCTCAGTTTGGCGGAAAAGTAAAAACCAATCCTTTTAGAGAAGTATTTTTTGAAGGTGTAGATTATAGAAAGTTTAATTTTAAATATACATTCTATCCAAAAAATGCAAGAGAATCACAAAATGTTAGACGAATAATTGATTTATTTAAGGAACATATGCATCCCGAATTATCTGCAGGTGGTTACTTTTATGTTTACCCTTCAGAATTTGAAATTAAGTATTACTACAAAAATGCAGAAAATGGATATTTTAATAGAATAGCGCCATGCGTATTGACAAGTATGTCTGTGGATTATGGTGGCTCTCAATTTTCTTCTTTTTCAGATGGTGCACCCACACAAGTATCTATGAGTTTAAGTTTTAGAGAATTAGAATTATTAACTAAAGAATCAATAAGAACGCAAGGATATTAAATGCTTTTTGATAAATTTCCTTCAATACTTTATACTTTAGATAATGGCAAAAGTTTTCAAACAGTAACTGACATTTTAAGAAGAGTTATTTTATCCCCAGAGATAAGAAAAAATGAAGCTTTCTATGATCAATATGATATTAAAGATGGCGAGACTCCTGAAATGGTAGCCAATTATTTTTATAATGATCCTCAGTTACATTGGGCAATCTTGATGGCAAATGATATTATAGATCCCCGTTTTGAATGGCCATTAAGTTATTATAATTTAATACAATATTGTAAAGGTAAGTATGGTGAAAATCAAATTTACCATACTCATCATTATATAAATGAGGTAGATTTTGTGGTTGACAGTTCAAGATTTATTGATCAGGCATCCACATATGAAAATCCAATACCTTTTGTTTTTGAAAGTTCTGGTGCATATGAATCGTCATTATTATTTCAAAATTACAATGTAAAAACTACGCCCGTTACTAATTTTGATCATGAAGAAAAGTTAAATGAAGCAAAACGAAGAATACTAGTAATAAAACCATCAATCGTTTCAGAAATAGATTCGACATTTACACAATTAGTTAATACTTAATAAATGGCAACATCACAAATTGCACCATCTCCGGCACTGCAGACCGGCATACAAAGTCCGGGCGAAATAACAATTGATACCCTTATCATATATTCTATGAATGGTAATTTTTTATCAGTTTTAGATTATATGGTTGAAATTCAATTGTATGAAAGTATTTTTAGTAATGTTTTATCTGGAGAATTATTAATATCTGATAGTGCAAATTTAATAAAAGTATTGCCAATTATAGGCGAAGAATTATTGATATTAAAAGCAAAAACACCTTCTATGCCAGATAATTTTGGTATAACAAAAACATTTAGGGTATATTCTGTAGAAGATAGAAATTTGGTTCGAGATCAAAATACACAAGTATACAAATTAAAATTTATCTCGCAAGAAGGAATTGTTGATTCTCTTTCTCCGTTATTTAATCCATACAAAGGTACAATATCAGACGTAGTTTCACAAATTTATAGTGAAAGTTTAACCATAGAAAGAACATATGATATTAGTGCAAATAATGACATTTCATTAAATCCCAATAAAACAAATTTAATTGTTTTAAATGATACAACTAATGAAATAAAATTTGTAAGTCCAGGTTGGACCCCTTTACAATGTATTAATTGGTTGGCTAAAAAATCTATACCAAAAGATTTAAAAGCTTGTAATTTTTTATTCTGGGAAACAACTAAGAATTTCTTTTTTGGTAGTATAGAACAATTAATAAAAAATAATTTTAGTATAGGTAAATATAGATATGCGCCATCGGGCGTAATAAATGGAACAGATGATATTTCTGAAAAAATGTTGTTGATAGAACATTTAGAAATTATATCATCATTGGATAATTTAAATAGTTTAGATAATGGTTATTTCTCAAGTAAGATGATAGCATTAGACATTTATAATAAGACACATGATGTAACTTATTATGACCATAGTACAATGTTCAAAGAATATAATCATCTTGCCGCAGATGCATTATTTAATAATAGAAATACTTTTAGTAATTTGGATAGAAACATTACAATATATCCTAAACAACCAGGATTATATGACGGAATTTCTGAAAACTACACTGAAAAGATGAATGTTATTCATGGTAACAGAAATTCCAATTTAATGGATTTAAATAATTTAAGACTAAATATAAACATCTATGGAAGAACAGATATTGAAGTTGGCAGAACTATTGAAATAGCATTTCCTAATTTTCAACCAGCATCTGAAAGAGATTTAACCTCAGAAAATTTAGATTATAGATTTTCTGGAAATTATTTAATCACATCTATTAACCACAAAATAAACCCAGTTAAACACACTATGTCCATGGAAGTAATTAGAGATTCTATTACATCAAACTCGCCATCTGTAAAAGGTTAATATTATGAATTTAATGTACGGAAATAAAAATTTTATATGGTGGATCGGTGTAGTTGAAGATAGGAATGATCCTGAAAAATTGGGTAGATGTAAGGTTAGAATTTTTGGGTATCATACTGAAAACTTGTCAATATTGCCCACAGAAGATTTACCATGGGCAGTTCCTTTACAGCCCATAACATCTGCAGCAAATTCGGGTATAGGGAGCACACCTTTGGGACCTATAGAGGGTACATGGGTAACAGGTTGGTTTTTAGACGGTGAAGAAAAACAACAACCAATAATGATGGGAACCGTTGGTGGAAAACCAAAAGATACAACAATAGAAGAAACTGCAATACAGCAACAAATTCAAAATAATGCAGCTGCAGGTAAAGTGCAGTTAACAAATAATAACAATATTGTTCATGATGAACAATTAAATCCGTTATATACTAGTAATACAATAACAAATTCTACATCCAATTATGATTTGGATACAACGAATCCAGGCAACCCGTTCAATCCAACAAATGATCCAACAAAATCTTTAAATGCAACATCAATAGGTTTGCCTGGAGGATTTAAGGATCCCAATAAAATTTATCCAAAAGCCTCATATATAGGTTTGCCTGATACAAATAAGTTAGCTACTCAAGATAAATCTCATACTATATTCAATAAAAAATCAAATACTTTAGTTAAGAGCATTAAAATAGCAAATGAGAGTACTACTTGGAATGAACCCGATTATGCATATGCCGCAAGATATCCCTATAATCAAGTAATTGAAACTGAAGCTGGTCATATCATAGAATTAGATAATACACCAAATGCTGAAAGACTTCATATATACCATAAAAAAGGAACATACATTGAAGTAGATGTTAATGGCACCATGGTTAAAAAAGTCATGGGGGATGACTTTGAAATAATAGACAACAATGGACATCTAAATGTCAAAGGCGCCTATACCATGACGGTAAATGGTGCAACAAAAATATTAATAGAAAATAATGCAGACATTGAAATTGATGGAGATGTGAATGTAGTTGGTCACGGATCAACAACTGTAGAATCTGCAAAAGAAATTGGCGTCATTGGTGAAAATATTATAGTATCTGCAAAACAAAGTTTAAATTTAGTTAGTGAGGGTGCAGTTAATATACAAGGAAGTGATGTGACCTTAGTTGCAAAAACTGGAAATTTTGCGGCAAAGGCAAATAAAGATTTTGCGTTACAGTCGGGGCCTATTTCTAAAATGAGTTTAAAAGGCGGACTTGAATTATTATTAGATGCGGCAATCATTAAAGAAAAAATGGGAGCTATTAGTATCAATACTACAAATTTGCCAGTATTTGATCCACCAACATCCAAAACAGTTGTTGCCAATGTTAATTATGATTTAACAAGACCAGAAACAGATGCAAACATTTATTTGTTCGATAGTTTAGAAAAAGGAGCATCTGATTATAAACAGGCACAAATAACATCAAGAAGTTTATCGTCAAATACAAATACGCCACAACAACTTGATGAATCTGATACTCCGGGCAACGGATTAACTGGTATTCCTATAGACTGTGAAGAATTTACTAAATATAGTATTTTTCCAGATGCATTAAGATTGTCTAAGTATTATACTTTAGGTGCATTAACAACTAGACCTGCTGCTACATCATATAGATTGACTTCAAATAGAGGATTAACAAAAGCACAAATTGCATGTAATCTAAAAGGATTATCTGTAAATGTGTTGGATTCTATTAGAGATAAATATTCGGATATGATAATAACTAGCGGTTTTAGAGCCACTAATCATGGCTCAGATCATGAAGTTGGAGCCGCAGTAGATTTACAATTTACAAATCATAGTTATTCAGAATACTATGAAATTATACAATGGATAAGAGATAATATTCCATATAAACAATTATTATTAGAATACAAAAGAAAATACAACGATTCTGTAATTTCTTGGATTCACATTGCTTATCTTCAAAATCAACAAGCACCAATGAAAATTGGCACATTATTTGATAATACATTGGTTAAACGAGGAGCATTTGTGCAGTATGCATAAATAAATAAAATGGCAGCAACAATCAATAGAGCTACTAGAAGATATACAGATTTAAATTTGATATTTTCACCACATCCATATACAAGAGATGTTTTAACTTTAAAAAATGAAGACGCGGTTAAAACTTCGATAAAAAATTTAATTTTAACCAAAAATTTTGAAAGACTCTTTCATCCTGAAATTGGTTGTCAAGTAAATGCGTTAATGTTTGAGAACTTAGATAATGCAGCAATTGCCTCTATAAAATATACTATAGAAAAAGTAATTAAAAATTTTGAACCAAGAGTGACAATAACTGATATAACAGTTAAAGATGATTCTGACGTTAATGCTGTTAGTATTATTATTACATTTTTAATAGGCAATTCATTACAGCCAGTAACAGTTACATCAACACTTAATAGAGTAAGATAATGTCAAATTTAAGAATAACAGAATTAGATTTCGATACAATTAAAGGAAATTTAAAAGATTTCTTAAAAAATTATACTGATACTGACGGATCACCATACTTTACAGATTTTGATTTTGAGGGATCTGGGATATCTATTTTATTAGATGTATTGGCATATAATACACACTATAATGCATATTTTGCAAGTATGGTTGTAAATGAAATGTTTTTGGATTCTGCAGTTAAGAAATCTTCTGCAATTTCAATTGCCAAACATTTGGGATATACGCCGTTATCTCCTCGAGGTGCAAGAGCAAAATTAACATTTAATGTATCAAACCCTACAAATAATCCCACATCTTTAACATTAGAAAAATTTACACCTTTTACTACATCCATTGACGGTGCTTCCTATACTTTCGTAAATTTAAATCCTGTGACAATTAATCCTGTTAACGGAGTCTATACTTTTACCGATATAGAAGTAGTTGAAGGTGCACCTTTACAATATGTTTTTAGTGTATATAATCCAGGGCCAGCTGAAAAATATGTGATTCAAAATTTAAACATAGATACTTCTACTATGCAAGTAATTGTTCAAAATTCTTTGACCGATACTACATCAACAACCTATAATTTATCAGATGATTCATTAAATGTTGATGGTAACAGTAAGGTTTATTTTTTAGAGCAAAATCCATTTGAGCAATTTCAATTATATTTTGGTGATGGTATAATTGGTAAACAATTATCTCGTAATAATTTAATAATAGTCACTTATTTAGTAACCAATGGCACTGCAGGAAATGTATCTGGAAATATAATTCAAGAATTTGCATGCCCAAGCACAATAGGCGGAGGAACTCCAGATAATACTATTGTTGCAACTATTAATTCATCTGGCGGATATGCTGCGGAAACAATAGATGAAATAAAATTTAAAGCACCATTATTTACATCTTCTCAAAATAGAGCAGTTAGTGCAAATGATTATAAAGCAATAATTGAAAAGAATTTTCCATTGATAGAATCTATTTCTGTATGGGGCGGTGAACAAAATACTCCACCTAAATATGGTAAAGTAATTATTTCATTGAAACCATATGATGGATATGAAGTAACAACTGATTTAAAGAATCAAATTCAAAATACACTATTGGCGAATAAACAAGTATTAACAATTACGCCTGAGTTTATAACACCCGATTATGTTTATATAAATTTAACAGTTAATGCAAAATATAATACAAAAATTACATCATTATCTGCAAATGATATACAATCTTTAATACGTAATGCAATTACAAATTATTTTAGTGCAAATTTACAAAAATTTAATTACAATTTTATATTTTCGCAATTGGTTGGAACAATTGATAATGTAGATTCTTCTATTATTGGTAATTTAATTACGCTTAAATTGCAGAAAAGAATTTCTCCTGCAATAGGCATAACTAATAATTATACTGAAGATAATAGTATAAAATTTAAAAATGGTTTAATGCCGAGTACTTTAGAAAGTACTCGATTTGTTGTAACTAATTCAAGTAATGCTTTAATTGAAGCTACAATTATAGATGTTCCAAATGATAGCATCCCAAATTTAACAGGCACAGGAACATTAAAATTAATAGATGCTGATACTGCTACAGTATTGAATTCCAATTATGGAAGTATAAATTATGGTACAGGTGAAGTTACGATAACAGATTTACGTTTTAATGGTTATATATCCACATCTGTAGATATAAGATTAACTGCTACAATACAGGATTCATTCTTGGATATTAATGTGGATAAAAATGAAATATTATTGCTTGATGATAGTACTTTAGATAGTATTGTAAATAGAATGCAAGGGTTAACAATAAACATAACTGCTATCAATGAGTAGAATTAAAAATAAATTATCGCAGATAATATCTTCACAAGTGCCCGAATTTATTAGGGCAAATGATACTACTCCTATAGTATTAAATGCTTCTTCTACATCTGGATCAAACGTATTACAGGTAAATAGTACACTATATCTTACACCCGGTGATCAAATAATAGAACCAACATTGGTAGGTTCACCGTTATACATTGCAAAAGTATTAACAGGAACAAAATTAATACTTACGGGCAATATGCCGTATTCTTGGACAAATAGAACCATATCTATAGGCAAACAAAATACAGACTCTAATTTTGTAAAATTTTTAAAAGCATATTATCAATTTCTTGAACAAGATCAGTATCCTCAAGAATTATTGCAAAATGCAAGAGATTACGCTGATACAGAAAAAACAATAGATTCGTTATTAGAATCTTTCTTTAAAAATTATGCTAATGATATTCCTAGAAATCTTGCTACAGATAAAAGAACATTTTTAAAACACGTTAGAGATATTTACAAAACAAAAGGCACCGAGCAAGCATATAAATTGCTGTTTCAGGCATTGTTTGGTGAAAAGGTGGAATTATTTTATCCTGATTCTGTAATTTTAAAGGCATCCGATGGTGTTTGGAAAAAAGATTATACAATAAGAGTATACGCAGATTCATCTACTAATGGATTTGAATTTTTAAATACTCGTATAACTGGAGAAGTTTCTAAAGCAACTGCGACTGTTAATAATGTAATTAAATTGCAAGTTAGAGAAATAAATGTTTATGAATTATATTTAGAAAATATAAAAGGCAATTTTACTTACGAAAAAGTTACTGCCAAAAAATTAATAACTGCACCGTCTAAATTTATGACAGTTTCTGCAAATACTATGCCAATTTTAGTAAATGTAGATATCGTTAACAGTAAATCTGGATATACAGCAAACTCAAAAATAACACTACCTATTGCAAATATTACTGGCGGAATTTTTGCAACATACGATCAAACTTTAAGTGTATTTGTAGATAGTATATCAGATACAGGTAAAATTCAAAGTATAAATGTAGTTAATCCTGGGATATATTATGGATCAAATATAAAAAATATTCCAAATATAGAAATTCCTGTATATATAGAATCGCCGTCAGCAAATGTATTGGGTGCGACTATAACTATCTTAAATAGTACCGGCACATATACATCATCGTACCCTCATGGATTAAGTACAGGAAATAAAGCAAATTTAATTTTTTATGGAAATAGTGCATCGTATTTAAACAGTACAGAAAATACAATTGCAGTATTAAGTGTTTTAGATACTAAGAGATTTAAATTTGCTATACCTAATCCCCCTGCATCAAACACATTATATAATACAAATCTAAATAATACTAGATTATATGCAAATTTAAAATATACAGAAAAATCTGTATTATCTGCAAATATTGGCGTGGTTAAAGAATCTAAAGGATATTGGTTAACAAGTAAAGGTAAGATATCTGATGTAATACATTTACATGGGCCAGCTGAAAATAGTACAACGCCTGGATTAATTTATTATCAACCATATTCATATGTTGTTCGAAGTGATGTAAATATAGGCGAATGGAAAAATATAGTTGAAAATTTAGTACATCCCGCAGGAACTGAGGTATTTAGTGAAATTTATGTTAATAATGAATTGAGTGCAAATTCAAATGCGTTAATAAAAGGTGAAGTTTGGGATTATTTAGGAATAACCGCAGATAAAACTGGAATATTTAATGCCAGTATGACTACTTACTCAGATCATAGAGTTTCCAATCTAGCAATTAAAGCAGATCATGTGGTAATTCTATTCGGATATTTGTAATAAATAATTAAAATAATTGGATAAGTTTAATGCCACAAATTCTTACAAGTAATTTTAAAGTTTATAGTGCTTCACAATTCGTAAATTCGTTTGCGAGCAATAATAGCCTATACCTTTTTATAGGTAAACCTTTATCTTGGGATAATGAATCATCTCCCCCAGTGCCTCTCAACAATGAATTCGAGGATAATAGATACTGGGCAGATACTATTGCATTAAAAAAGATAACTTCTAATGATATTAAGTTAGTTGTTCCTAGAATAGATTGGGTAGCTGGAACAGTATATTCTCAATATGATAATAGTAATTTTATTCTTGGTAGAAATTTTTATGCTTTAACACCGAATGAAAATAATGTCTACAAATGCTTATTTAATAACAATGGTGCAATTTCTACAGATATGCCAAGTGGTAGATCTTCGAGTATTATAACTACAGCAGATGGTTATAGATGGAAATATTTGTATAGTTTAGCAGATATAGATCTATTAAAATTTCTAACAAATAATTATATGCCGGTTAATTCCGATTATACTATATCAGCAACAGCGATAAAAGGAACATTGGATAGTATTGTTGTTACAAATTCTGGCAATAATTATGTAAATGCATCAAATATTAATATAAAAATATTAGGCAATGGCACATCTGCAAATATATCATCAATTGGTTTAACTGCAGCAAATACAATTCAATATATTAATTTGGCAAATGTTGGTTATAATTATACTTATGCTAATATTAATATATCTGGCGGCGGCGGCTCAAACGCTACAGCAAGAGCAGTAATTAGTCCATATAACGGACACGGATATGTGCCATCAGAAGAATTGGGTGCGTATTATGTCATGATAAACACTAGATTAGATTATGCTGAAGGTTTGGGTGATTTTCCTGTACTAAATGATTATAGAAGAATAGGAATTGTAAAAAATCCAATATCAAATTTAACATCTTCCATCGCCACAGAAACAACATTATCTTCTACCTATTCATTGACTTTAGCAAATGTAAATGGTAGTTTTTCAATAGACGAAGTAATAATTGGCAGTAATACTAATGCAAATGCCATTGTATTAACATCTAATGTTTCAGCAAATACCGGCATTATTAGATTCGTGCAACCGATTGAAATGAATTCAGGAAATTTATTATATTCAATTGGTGAAACCATACGAGGCAATACATCAATGGCCTCAGCAAAAATTACAAACATTAATTATCCAAATGTGAAGCATAATACAGGCAAAGTTCTTTATGTAGAAAATCGTAGAAAAATTACAAGAACTTACGATCAAGCAGAAAATATTCATATAGTTATAGAATTCTAGGAACCACAAATGGCAGTAAATACCACATCATCTCCTTATTACGATGATTTTGATCAAACGAAGAATTTTTATAGAATTCTTTTCAAACCAGGTACGGCAGTACAGGCAAGAGAACTTACCCAAATTCAATCTATTCTGCAAGATCAGATTAAAAAGTTTGCTAATCATATTTTTGTGGATGGTAGTAGAACACTTAAAGATTCTCCTGTTTCTGTTTCCATAAACAAAGATGTTAGAGCAATTAAAATTCAGCCAACATCTGCAAACATTTATTCTTACCTCAATAAGTATGTTACTGGTGCTGCATCAAATACTATAGGTCAAGTTGTTGCGGTGTATCCTATAGATACACCCAACTTAGGAGACCCTGCAACTATTATTATCAATTTAAAGAAAATAGAAAATGATGGTATTTTTACAGGTGGAGAAACAATTTATTTTTACAACACAATTGGTGCAGCAGCAAATACAAGTGCAAGTTCATATTCAGAAATAACATTAAGCGAATCTGTAGTTTCTGCTATTGTAAATACTGTAGATGTTTCTGATGAAATTACATTGTTATCGTCATCAGGCACAATAGCAGAAGGCGATAAAGTATATGGGCAAGATGATTTATATGTAGTTAAAGTGTTATCATCTACTGTAGTTTTATTAAACAGAAATTTTGGAAGTACGGGTTCGGGTATTTCTTTATCTTTTGTGAGACAATGTACAAGCAAAACATTAATTGTTTCTTGTAGTAGTGGTGCATACTATAAAAATGGATTTTTTATTCAAGTAAAGAATCAATCAGTTGTTCCCCAAAAATATTCAGCATATCCAACAAAATCTGTTATTTTAAGATATAATGAATCTATTCAAAATTACAGAGATGATAATAGTTTATTAGATCCTTCATTTGGTAGTTCTAATTATTTAGCACCAGGTGCAGATAGGTTAAAAATTACTTTAGACATTGATTCAGTAGATTTAACTGTTGATAAAAAACCTGATGTAACTGATAGCTATATTGAAATAGCAAGATTTATTAATGGTAATGTAGATTTTCTAGAATCACCATCCGATTCTGCGTATGCCGGTTTGAATCAAATTTTGGCAGATAGAACATATACAGAAGCAGGTAATTTTTCTGTTTCTTCATTCTCATTAGAAAATTCAGGAAGCACATCAGACGATAAAAATATAAAGTATTATATTTCCCCAGGTGAAGCCTATATTGGAGGTTTTGATGTTGCAACAGTCGGCAAAACAGAATTACTTGTCCCAAAAGCAAGAACAACAAAATCAGAAACTAATATTTCGGTTAATACTTATTATGGTAACTACATTATAATAAATGCCCCGCAATTTGGATTGCCTTATACTGATACTATTAATTTATATGATTATTATGAGTGCCATTCTACAACTGATAGAAATGCAATGGGGGCAGGCACATTGATAGGTTATGTTGTACCTAAGCATATTCAGTATGAAAATGGATATGGTTCTACAGCAACCTTTAGATTCTATTGGTATTATTATGCACAAGCTTCATTATCTAAAACACCTGCAAATATTAAATCTATTATTGGTGTGTCTAATAGCATTAGTGCAATGTATGGTAATGGTGGAACATACGCGACACCCACATTTTTTGCAACTGTCAATTCTGCAAAGGGTTTAGTTGATGGTGCATTACAAATTTTTGAACCAAGCCAACATAATAAATTAGTATTTCCGTTAGGCAGACAATATCCAAAAACTCTAACAAATAATAGAGTAACATATAGAAAAACATATAAAGGCGTTTCTGTATCAGGAAGCTCTGTTACAATAACTGCTACTTCCCCAGATAAATTTGTAGGTGGACCTGGAGTTTTATCTTCATCAATAAAAAGAGAGTATTATACTTTTGTAGTTACAAGTGTAATATCAGGGACTGTATCTAATGGTGTTTTTGTTCCTTTAGATGATACAACTGTAACTTTAAATGCAGATCAAACACAATTGACAATTAATTTTGGTGCAGATGTAGGATCAGGTACTGTTGATATTATGGCTACTCTTGAAAATGATGTTCTACCAAGAAGAACTAAAACATTAGTTCAAAATTATGGAACACGAGCAAATATATTATTAACAGATACTCCTTATTCATTATTTAATTCTGATATTTATAGATTAAATGGTGTATTTAAAATAGGCAGTAATTCTTATATAGGAGCATATGATTCAGGTACAGCATATACATCAAACTCTGTTGTTTTATATAATGGTATCGCATATCAAGCAGTTACAACAAATGCAAATCAATTATTAACAAATTCTACCTATTGGAAAAAATTGCCCGCGGAATCTTTAGTATCATATGTTTTAGATGATGGACAAAGAGATGATTATTATGATCACGGTATGATTACATATGTGGGTGATGATAACTATGCCCCAGGAAATGTATTAATATCTTATGATTATTTTTCACATTCAGGTACAGGCGCATTTGATGCACAGTCGTATCCCGCATCTTTATATAGCACAATACCTAATTATAAATCACAAACAGATGGCCAAGTAATTTCTTTAAGAGATGCTTTGGATTACAGACCAACAAGAAAATATAGTGCATCAATTAATCCAAATTTCGGCAGTGGGCGAATTTCAAATGTAGAACTTTTTGATAACTATATTAAACCTAATCCAACATCAGTATCAAGTACACAAATTGATATTGAATACTACTTAGGAAGAATAGATCGTTTGTATGTTCAAAATAGAAATGCAAATACACAAGGTAGTTATTTCTTATTAGATCAAGGAACACCCGGTGTAATTCCTAAAGTACCAAACGACAAATCATCTAAGGATACACAATTAATTGCAACAATTGGCGTTAATCCATATACGGCAACTGCAAATGATGTAAAAATTGTATACGCAAATTTTCCTCGTTATACGATGAATGATGTTTATAATATAGATAAAAGATTAACATCATTAGAAAAAACAGTTAAGAAAAATTCTATAGATATTGTTGCTTTAAATAATAAAGTATTTGATAGAAACGGAACAACAGGAAATATTTTATATACAACAGGTATTCTTGTTGATGATTTTTCAGGATACGGATCAAGTTATATTGCAAGTCCATATTTTACTGCAGCAGTTGATCCCATAAGAAAAGAATGTAGACCGGCATTTTCTGCTCATGTATATAATTTATTCTTTGCGACAACACCAACTGGAGTATCTACATTAAACGATCTTACAGTATTTAATTATACTGAGGAATCTTTTGTAGACCAATCAATTGCTAGTGGTACTTTACTTGAAGTAAATCCTGCAGGTATAGTAAATACTGCAGGGAGAGCAACAATATATCCATCAACTATTAATACAAATGGTGGAGGAAATAGCACTGTAGATTTATTGGCTAAAATGTCAGTTGAAGCAATACCCGCAGCATTATTGACTGATTATATTGTTGGCACATATGGTACAAGTATTGCATCTGCAGGAGTATCATTGGCAGGATCTCAGTTTGCCGTAAGTGCAGGATTAGATTTGGCATTTGAAGACATTGCATCGGCGACAATATTAGGATCTGCAGGCGCAGCTGCTCTTGCAGTAGATTATGCCTATAATAAAATTCCAATAGTTAAAAATGTAGTTAAAGGTGCAGAAAATCTTGTAACAAGTGTATTCAAAGGTCTGGGTCTTAAGTTTTAATAATAAGGTTAAAAATGGCATTATTACCACAATTAGATAATTTAAAAATTGCAGGATTGCAAACAGCGAGTATTGCTTTGTTTTCAAATGTTGCAAGACAAATGCAAATAGCACATGGATCTAATGCAGCGGGTTGGTTAACAACCGTACAAGCTCTAAATGATGTTATTACTGCAGATAATATGAGAGTATTGAAGTTACAGGATTCAACAACAACACAGTATATTGCAAATTCTATTGTGACGCACGGTGATGGAAAATTTGTAAATCAAGCAAATATTGAAAGTATTTCAGCATCAGTTCCAACCAATATTACTACTGCTAATGGCATTATTGCAAAAGCGTCGGAAGTTGTAATACACGAAAAAACATTTGCCAATACTTCAAATGAAAGTTATACTACAAATGTAACGGCATTAAATACATTTATAGCGACAAAATTGGATAACAATCCAACCTATGTATCAGCAAATGTTAGTTCTACTTTAGATTATGCATTACAATATGGCCATTTAACAAATTGGACAAATTTAACATCTAAAGATTTTGATTTAACACCACACGGTGAGACTATAGGAACCATGTCAGATGTCGGCACAACTATATTAAAATCAGTTTATGCTAGCCAATATATTTAATTCGGATAATTAAAAATGCAAGATATTTCAAAACCAACGTCGTCGGTAGTTAATTATGATGTTTACAATCTACCACCAAATACTAATTTAAAGGTTTTATTAAACGATGTAGATTGTACACTATTGGCTGCCCCTGACAATGGATTGGTAGGAGATCCAATTAGTACAGATACTACAGGAAGAGCAAAGGGAAAAATTCTTGTTCTTTCATCCTATGCTATTCAATTGGGCGGATCAGATTTAATTATTAAATTTATAGATTATTCTTCGGGAAAAATATATGCTCAAGTTAAAGCAATTGGTTCAGGCATAACAGGCCCAGGTGGTGGTATATCTTCAGGATTCATTAGAACATATGACGCAATTCCTAGTAATAATGGTTCATCTGCAGTTGCGGGTGTTTCCACAGTAGCTTTACAGGGCGGAGAAACAGGATTTAGTCCTTTAACACAAACATTTTCAGTAGATGCTACAAGATACCCATATGGTCTTATGCTAACATCTGTAGAATTATACATTGCGACTAAAGATGCGGAAACTCCCATATCTATAGAAATTAGAAATATGGTTAATGGATTTCCATCCTCCTCAGATTATTTACAAGGATCATCTGTTATAGTTAACTCAAGTGATGTAAATGTTCCTGCAAATCCTGCTTCTGGAATAGGCCCATCTACTAAATTTACATTTTCGCAGCCATTATATCTTGCACCCGGAAAATATGCTTTATGTGTTTTGACAAATTCAAAAGATTATTATTTGTATTCGGCAACAGTTGGTTTATCTGCATTAGGCAATTCTGGCACTACAATCAATAAGCAACCGTATACTGGTGCTTTATATAAACCACAAAATACAAATTTATGGTTAGAAGAAACAAGTACAAACATATGCTTTAAATTAAATAAAGCTGTATTTGAAACAGGATCTAAAACATTTGAACTTGCAACATCAGATACATCTTATAATGAATTTGACAATTTATTTTTTGATGCTAAACAATACTCTTTTGGCGATCAAAGTTCAACATCATACAAAATAAAAACAACAGATGTTAGTGGATATACAAATGATTTTGTGGATTTTAAAGAAAATACTCCTACAAAATTATTAAAAAGAAGCAAAATACAGAATCAAGGTGATGCAGTAATACAAGTTACTATGAATAATTCTAATAAAGATATTACACCTGCTATAGATAAATCACATTCTGGTTTGTATTCTTTTAAGAATTTAATTGATCCATATAGTCTTTCAATTAGTAATTCTGAAGTATCGCCTACAAATGGATTAGCAAGATCTAAGTATATAAGCAAACCAATTCAATTGCAGGATGGATTTGATTCAACTGGATTGGAAGTCAAGTTAGACGTCAACAGAAAAACAGGCACAGATATTGATGTATTCTGTAGAGTAATTAGTTCTTTAGATAACAGTAAAGATGCGACCATATTAAACAATTCTTGGATAAAAATGCCATTGTTTAATCAATTGGCAAATGTTGATAGTGTTTTATCAGTTACAGGAACAAAAAATTACGCAGGATTAAATGATAGTTTATTCTTTAATGAAACATATAAGATATTAGAAGGTGATTCATTAGCAACAACAGGAACTGCCAATTTAGCATATACCTCTAATGTTGGCGATGTTGTTACAACATTTAATACCTTTAATCAATTTCAAATTAAAGTAGTATTTTATTCTAATGATACCACAGTAGTTCCAAAAATTAAAAATATTATAGCGACTGCGGTGGTTTAAATGTACGTAAGATTAGAAAATGAAAATAGGTTTTTAAAAAATACTATGAACAATTCTCTTATCAATACCGATTTAACGGGATTGAAAGAATATAAAAATAAAAAAGAAATGGCTAACAAAGTAAATTCATTATCAGATGAAATAAATATAATGAAAACAGATATATCTGAGATAAAATCTTTGTTACAACAACTAGTAAATCTTTCTTCTTCGGAAAAATAAATGGCAACATCATATACAATAAGTAATGTTAATGTAGGCAGTTACGCAAATGACGGACAAGGTGATCCTTTACGTACTGCCTTTGTAAAGATAAATCAAAATTTTTCAAATGTATATTCTCTTGCGCTATTAGGTGGTAATGGAGGGGGAAGTGGAAATGTTACAGGCAATATAGATTATACAACTGTTAATACCTACATTAGATATTATGTTAGTAACAGTTCGGGAAATTTTTTAAATTTAGGAAATGTTGCCAATACATTAGCAAATATTTTGTCTACAGTACAGGCAGTTGATTTAACAAATTTGAATGCTCAATTATCAAATGTAAGAGCAGTTAGTTTAAATGATTTAAATTTAGCATTATCTAATGTACGAACTGTTAACTTATCTGATTTATCTAATGCGTTAGTTACAGTAAATAACACAATTAATAACATTAGTGTAACTAGTTTGACTGGTTTAGCAAATGCGTTAGCTAATGTTAGTTATACAAATTTAGGTGGATTAGCAAATGCATTAGCAAATGTAACAACCGTTGCTTTAGCTAATGTTGCTCAAATTGCAGCAAATATTGCAGCAAATACCCCTGGCCCAGTATCAGTTGTTTCTAATTTAACAGCAAATGGAACGGTTGCAGGACAAGCAGCATATAATACTACAGATAGAGGATTATATGTTTGGAATGGCAATGCCTGGGTATCTCCTAGTGCATCTTATACTCCCACTGCCAATTCAATAGCATCTGTTGGTATATGGTCAACAACACCATTGCCAAATACAGGATTATTTGACGGTAGAACAGTATTTTGGACAGTAGATTCAAATCTTTATATTAATATTGGTGGTGCATGGAATAATTATAACAATTATATTAGAGCATCTTCGGGCAATGTGTCATTAGCAGCTAATAGTATTTCTAGCGCAATGTTGCAATCAGGAATTATAACTGCTGATAAGATTGTTTCAGGCGCAATTATTGCAGGCAAAATAGCAGCAGGCGCAATTAGCGCAACTGAAATTGCAGCAAACGCAATTACTTCTTCATTAATTGCGTCCAATGCAATTATAGCGGGATCTATTTCTGCAGGTGTAATCTCATCAGAAAAAATTGCGGCAAATGCAATTACATCTTCGTTAGTTGCGGCAAATGCAATATATGCTGGTGCTATTCAAGCAAATGCTATTACAGCAAATAGTATTGCGGCAAATGCAATTACATCAGTTCAAATTGCAGCAAATTCAATATATGCTGGAGCAATTCAAGCCAACGCAATTACAGCAAATAGTATTGCAGCAAACTCTATAACATCAGTTCAACTTGCGGCAAATTCAATTTATGCAGGTGCTATTCAAGCTGGTTCAATTACCGCAAATGTACTAGCAGCAAATTCTATCACATCTGTGCTATTAGCAGCAAATTCTATTACCGCAAGTCAAATTGCAACGAATTCGATATATGCAGGTGCAATACAAGCATATGCCATTTCAGCGGGCAATATTCAAGCTAACTCAATTACAGCAACGCAGTTGGCTGCGAATGCAGTATATGCAGGAGCAGTACAGGCAAATGCAATCACTGCAGGTAGTATAGCAGCAAATGCAGTAACAGCAGTTTCATTGGCTGCGAATTCAATTTATGCAGGTGCTATACAGGCAAATGCAATAACAGCGGCAACAATTGCGGCAAATGCAATCACCTCAGTAAAATTGGCTGCTAATGCAGTAACAGCAAATAACATTTTAGCAGGATCAATTACTGCATTACAAATTGCAACAGGATCAATTACTGCAGATAGAATTGATTCCAGAGGATTGACAATTAAAGACGCAACAGGTGCAGTTTTATTTGGTGCAGGTACAGGTGTAGGTGCAATTTCAAGTTCTGTACAAGTCACATTATCAAATGGATCGACAAAAACTCTTGATCAAATTGGAACTGCAACATCAACACCATCGGTTAATTTTATTGGATCATATTCTGCAGCACCATCGGGTCAAGCAACTAATTCTGTTTATAAAAATACTACAGATAATAACACCTACATTTATAATGGTAGTGCTTGGGTATTATTTGTCCCTGCAGGTGCAGCCGGCGCTACAGGTGCTACGGGTGCCACAGGACCAGCTGGTTCTACAGGTGCCACAGGCGCTACAGGTGCAGCAGGTACCAATGGTTCTAGAGGCAATTATAATTTAGCAGTTGCATATGCAGGATCTTCTTGGTCTGATGCTGCTGCAACAAGCGGAATATTGGCAATATTTAGTTCAGTTGTTACCAGAGATATGGTAACTTTATACAATACAGGTGCAGGATATTCCGAAACTAGATTTTGGACCGGTTCAGCATGGTCAACAATATCTGCATATATCAATGGCGGTTTAGTTGTCAATGGAACAATTTCTGCAAATCAAATTGCTGCAGGTGCAATATCTGCAGATAAAATTCAATCAGGTGTAATATCTGCAGATAAAATTGCAGCAGGTGCAATCACAGTGGATAAACTTTCTAGTAGCGCTGGATCAGTATCTGTTACAGGTGGAACATTCTCATTAGGTACAGGAACAAACATTGCAGGATATTATGGTGTGGGTGCATTTGAAGCAACTTCTGCATCTAAATTTGGTTTATTGGTATCTAGTGCAGTTGCAAATACAGCTTTAGTTGTAGGAAATAAAGGTAATGGAAATGCTGCAGATTTTTATGCAGCAAGAGGTGGCGTATACGGTGGCTTATATTATAATGTAACAACTGTGGGTAGTACCGGTAACGGTGTGTATTCTGTAGCTTATAATGCTTCAGGAACAACTACTGGACTTGGTGTATTAAATGCGTCCAATGGCACCATTTCTGGTTTATTTAATGGTTTTTCTGGAGGTTCTACTGTATCATCTGCATACTTGGGGTATGGTTCATACTATTTATATGCTGCAGGTGGATTGCTTGGTCCATTTACGGGTTCCCACGACGCATTCATAGACAATGCAGCAACATTTGAACCAGGTGATATATTAGTGGATATTGAAGTAATTGCCAAAAAATCAATTAATGATGCAATAACAAAAGTTGCATTATCATCAGCGCCGAATCAAAAGGCAGTAGTAGGTGTATTTTCAACTATAAGTGAAAATCATAAACCAACTGCAATATCAGAAACATTTAATGATGAAATTTCAAATTATGACGATGGCGGTAATGTAATAGGCACTTATAACAATATAAGAACAGAAATTAAATCAGAGTTTACGCATATTTTTGATGGTAACAAACTAATTATTATGAACTCATTAGGTGAAGGTTTAATTAATGTCTGCGGCGAAAACGGTGATATTGAGATTGGCGATTTTATTACTACATCATCTATGGCAGGTAAGGGAATGAAACAATCTGATGATTTGATGCACAATTATACTGTAGCAAAATCTAGAGAAGCAGTAACATTCTCATCACAAACAGAAGTTAAACAAATAGCTTGTACTTATCACTGCGGATAATAAATGGCAACAACAAAAAATTTATACATAGATCAAGGTGCCTCATTTTCTACAAATGTGCAGTATATAGACATTTATAAAAATCCTATACCGTTAACAGGGTATACTGCAAATTGCCAAATAAGAAAATCTTACGGCAGTGCAAATGCAGCAGCAATTTTAAATGCAGTGATATATGATCAAACTAGAGGCAATATTACTATTAGTTTGGATTATGGAACTACTGCAAATTTAACTGCAGGTAGATATCTATATGATGTCAGCGCAACAAATAAAAATACTAATAGTGTTGTTAGAGTAATAGAAGGTATAATGACTGTTAATCCAAGTGTTACTAGATAAACGGCATAAATATACAAAAGGATAAAAATGGCAACAATTCAAACTAGAGAAGATTTGAAAAACTATTGTTTAAGACAATTGGGTGCGCCTGTTATTGAAGTTAATGTAGCCGATGAACAAATTGATGATCGTATAGATGAGGCATTTCAATTTTATCAACAGTATCATTACGATGCAGTTGAAAAAATGTATCTAAGTTATTTGATCACACCTACAGATTATGCCAATAGATATATTCCGATGGATCCTACAGTTATCGGAGTGGAAAGGATTTTACCTTTTTCAAATAGAACAACAGGCATAAACATTTTTGATATTAGATATCAAATTCTAATCAATGACTTATATAGTATTATGGCAACGGACATGATCTATTATGCTCAAGTTAAACAAGAATTAGAATTAATCAATCAACTTTTAGTTGGTGTGAAACCAATTCGATTCAATCGTAATATGAACAAAATGTTTATAGATATGGATTGGGTAGCAAATGGTCAACCCGGACAATACATAATTATTGAGGGATGGAGAGTATTAGATCCCAATACTTATACCGCAGTATATAATGATTATTTTTTAAAGAAATATACTACTGCTTTAATTAAAAAACAATGGGGAACAAATTTAAAGAAATTTGAAGGAGTTCAATTACCCGGCGGAGTATTAATGAATGGTCAAAGAATATATGATGAAGCATTAGAAGATATTAAACTTCTTGAAATTGAAGCTAGATCTAATTGGGAATTGCCTGTAGATATGTTTGTAGGATAGAATACTTATCACCCAGGCTCATAGCATATACTAACATCGTGTCAATAGATTGTCAATAGATCACTAAACTAATATGGCTACCGTAAACAAATATTTTCAATCCGGCATCCCAATGGGAACAACTGGAGAACAAGGGCTTTATGAATCGATTATTATAGAGTCTTTGAAGATTTATGGTTTCGAAGTCTATTATATACCACGTTCTAGTTACAACGAAGATCGCATTTTGGGCGAAGATCCGTTGAATCGATTTGATCATGCTTTCCCTATTGAGATGTATATGGAAAACATTTATGGGTACGATGGACAAGGAGAATTCTTATCTAAGTTTGGTGTACAGACTGCTGATAGTGCAAACTTTGTAGTATCAAGACGTAGATGGAATGAAATAACAAATAATGGTCAAGTTACAGTATTGCCGAGACCAGCAGAGGGAGATTTAATATATTTTCCTTTGACTAAATCATATTTTGAAATACGCAAGGTTGAGGGCGCCAAACCATTCTATCAGGTAGGCAAATTATATACTTACACTTTGAAGTGTGAATTGTATCAATATTCTAATGAAATTATTGATACAGGAATTGCTGAAGTTGATTACTACCCACCAACGGTAGACGAGGATATTATGAATCATCAGTTGTTATTGGAAAATGGTGATGCTATATTATTTGAATATTTTAATACTACATCTGTTATTATGGAAGATTTCAATATACAAAATGTAACAGATACAGGATCTAGAAACGAAGACTTTACGACACAAGCATCATCCATTTTAGATTTTAGCGAAACAAATCCGTTTGGAGAGGTGCTTAGATAATGTTAGATCAAACATTTTATTGGGGCACTATAAGAAAAGCAGTTATCGCTTTTGGAAATCTTTTTAACAGTATTACTATTGAAAGAAGAGATTCTGCAGGCAATGTTATTCAGGGATTAAAAGTTCCTCTTGCTTATGCTGGTAAACAAAAATTCTTAGCCAGAATTCAGCAACGTCCAAATGTTGACGATAGTAGCATTCAAATTCTTGCTCCTAGAATGGCATTTGAAATGCTAACGATGAGTTATGATTTTGATAGAAAAATTGCTCCTATTCAACAATCAAGAATTGTCAATAATACATCTACTACATTGAATGCTCAGTATGCACCTACGCCATATAATATAACAATGGCATTATATGTGTATGTTAAAAATCAGGATGATGGTCTACAAATTATAGAGCAAATTTTACCTTATTTTAATCCTGATTATAATTTAAAATTAATTGCTATTCCTGAATTAGATATTAAAAACAATTTACCTGTTCTTTTAGATGCTATTAACTTCGAAGATTCATACGAAGGTAATTTTGAGGACAGACGAGAAATAGTATGGACATTAACATTTACAATTAAACTTAACTTTTATGGGCCTGTTGATAAGTCTGGTGTCATTAAGAAAGTTATTGCATCCACATTCAATAATGCTGCATTAAGCAATGTTCAAAATTCTATTGTAACAGAAGTTTATCCTCCAAATGCAAATTTAAATTCTTATACTGGATTTACTCAGTCATTTACTGATTTTTAAAATGAAACAAATACCTGAACTTGATAAAATTTTTAATATTGAACCACAGGCACCTGAAGCACCTTTGCCTACAGTTATACATGAATCAACTAAACAAAGTATAGATCAACAAGAAGATTATGAGCTTGCAAGAAGCACTTTAAGAAATTTAATATTTAAAAGTGAAGGAACACTTGATGAAATGATTGAACTTGCCAAAAGTTCAGAACATCCTAGAACATATGAAGTTGCGGGCCAATTAATTAAAACAGTTTCAGATGTGGCCAAAGATTTGCTTGCATTACAAAAACAAGTTAAAGATTTAAATAAAGATACTCCTGAATCTGCTAAAAACATTACAAACAATAATGTGGTATTTGCGGGTTCTACTAACGATTTAATGAAATTGCTAAAGAACAATAATAACGGTGGCATAATTGACGGCTAAACAAATATCATACAACGGCAATCCCAATTTAAAACCTATTGGGACACAGGAGTCATATTCTGCTGACCAAGTTAAAGAAATAATGAAGTGTATGCAGGATCCTGTATACTTTATTGAAACATATTGTATGATTGTTTCATTGGATCATGGTTTAATTCCTTTTAAATTGTACGATTGTCAAAAAGAAAAAGTTGAAGTCATTTTAAATAATCGTAAGGTTATTTTAATGGAAGGTCGCCAACAGGGCAAAACAATTACCTCGGCTGCATGCATTCTATGGTATACTTTATTTCAACAAAATAAGACAGTTGCCATTCTTGCGAATAAATCTTCAGCAGCCAGAGAAGTTTTATATAGATATGAGATGATGTATGAAATGCTTCCAATGTGGATGCAACAAGGTGTAAAGACATT